TGGGTCTTGGTCTGGGTCTTGGTCAGGGTCTGGGTATCGGTGTAGTTCTGGGTCTGGGTCTGGGTCTAGTTATTAGTATTTTAATGAAGAATACAAAAACCCCATTACCTGGGGGTTTTTGCTATCTCTTGCTGATTAGAACAGAACTACCAAGCTCTGCGGTCACATCGTTTATAGTTGTATTATTAGTAACTTCGACTGTGATTGATTCGCCTTTGTTCAGTATAACGTTTTCTGTCGAGTTGAAAAAAGCGACGTCACGGTTGCCAACAAAATTATTTACCTGACGCGCTTGATTACCAAAAGTTGCCACCGTGCCTGTTGAATCTGTCTTTTTAAATCTGATTTCTAGCTCATCACTCCGCCTGCTTTCTAGCGCTAAATCCAAAACAATTGTAAATTCAGTTGGATTAGATGCATCATTTGTTAGTGTTGGAATTGTTGGGTCTGAGGATGCAGAAAAGTGCTGTAAGTCTGATGCTGTGAATGTGCCCTGAAGCTCTGCAAAGGTAGAAACCGACAAGACAGGAGTGGCGGCCTCTGTTGATACTGTAAGCTTTCCGCCTGCGTACGTGTTTTGTATGCCCACGCAGTTGGTAAATAAAGTTTCTGCGGCGGCTGCTGATATGTTGGGTAGTATCGTTGCATCTTCTGGGTCAAAATTACCATTCCTTGAAATGATACAATCTGTTAGCTGTAACAAGTTGTCATTTGTGAAGTTTGACTTCTCAAAGTCAAGAAATCCGATATTAGATCTCAAGTCAATATTTTGATTGCTTCTAAATCTAGAGGCCATTGAGAAGCTTGGCCCTGCTTTGTAGATAAAGTAGTTACCATTTGTAAGCTGTAAGCCCAAACTATTATCTATAAAATATCCTGAAGACCACGAACCATCCAAAGTAAGTTCTGGAGTTCCGCCAGCTCTGTAAGTGTCTTGCTCTAAAGCTTGGGAATATCCACTTATCGTGCCTAAACTGGTACAGTTTAGATATAGTATGTTGTGAATGACAATCTCTTCAGCTCCCGTGTCGGCCTCGATATCATAGACCTGTGAATCTGCGCCGCCGATCTGAATGTAAAAATTGTTTATAATTAATCGTCCAGAGCTCGATCCGTCATTTTCAAAAAGAGTGTAATTGTTGCTATCACAGATTAAACCTGATGTTCTGAAATCATAGCCTGATATGCTCGAAATTCCATCACTCACTAACTGCAAGCTAACGCCTGAGCCTGTTAAGTCGATAACGCCATCAAGAAAGTAATTAAAGCCGTCCTTCAGTGGTACGTCAAAGTCTGACGCCTGTCTAACAATTACTTGCTTTTCATATGATGAGCCGCCCGGATTTAGTGTAGATCCACCAATGCCGCTAATATATCCCGTCGCCATTACTACGCCCTCTGTGATGTATCGGTCAGATATAAAGATGTAACGCCAGATATGCCAGAAATGAATACATTGTACTCTGCTACGCTTCCCGTAAATTGAACAGTTTCAAGATCTGACAAGTCGAAAGATGCATCTGGGATTGACTCGAAAACATCAGATCCGGCGACTCTTCCAGTTACTGTAATTGTTCCCGTCGGTGAGCTTCCAACCGCCCTAATTGCCATGACGTGATATAAATCGCCACCGTTTTTTGTAACTATTGTTTGATCACCATCCACGGGCTGAAGTGTGAAACTAGTCATATATTCCCCCTACAATGCTATGAGTTGCTTTCGTTGGCAACATTAAAATTTACTTGCCTTTCGACTTTAGAAGATGAAACAATACTTAGGCCGCTAGTTGTCGTTATAGTATAAACGGATATGTCTTCCTGATCTCGCAAATAAGCCTGATAGTTTTCTGTATAATCGTTTATTTCTCCAGATACCATCCTAATAGTGCTTGGAGAGTTCGGGGCCAATTGTTGAGGCCTGTAGTATCTAGCCCAGCGATTATATCGAAGTGTGTTGCCATTACCGCGCGGCTGTCTATGTGGGTAAGGAGTAACTCGAACGTTTGCGGTTCTTGATGAGAGATTTGACATAGATTGTCTAGCCATTAATGCTAACTCGTTAGAAATTGTCTTGCCAAAGGATGCCGCCATCCTAGCCGCTAAGTTAGTCTCGATTCCATTAGCTGCCCATAGCTCTATGCCTGAATCGCTATTTACATCAGGAACATCTTCAAAGTTATAACCTAATACTATATTTCGCTCCTGTAACTCTGCCGCCATTCTTTCCAGCAAAGAGAGAGCAAATTGTATTTCTTCAGGCACGGCTTGAGTCGTGATACCACTAATTCTTAGATGCTCAAAAGCCATGTTGATCAAATCTATCTTGGTTATTCTACTCATACCCTAAAGCCTCTTTTAGAGACTTAATTCTGCCTTTTTCCCAATTATCAAGCCCTAAATCCTTTGCTGCTTGTCTGATTTCAGAATTTGACAGCTTGCCGCTTTTGTTTTTATCGGCTTTTAATTCAAGTATATTTTTCACATATCCTTTATTTAAATAGCTATCAACTGCTTTTGATTCGACTATTAGAAAATCACACTTGACGCCCTTTATTTCTACAGCATCACCGTGACGAAATAACATGCAATTTTTCATATTCTACACCAACAAGAAAAGAGGCCTTGCGGCCTCTGATATTAGAATGTTACCGCTACACCGTTGGCAGATGGGTTCCGGTTACACAAACCCCACCATGTGAACAAACGACATTTAAAGGTTAGTGTGTCTATATCACCGTCATAAACCATGTACATAGTTTGCCCGTTGCTCATAGACTGATTAACTACTTTCATTCCGCCAAATTCATTCATCAAAGACAGCGGCGCATCACCGCCGATTACTTCAATAGAATCTTTATCCCAAAAAATATTGGCTTGAGCTGATTCATCAATGTTTAATCGTGAGACGGTATCGCCTGATTGAATTTGAGTATCAACGTTAGCGTATGCCGCCTCTTCTGCTGACAAAGAAACGTCACTAAGCGCGATGGGCTTAGGGTAAACTTCCAGAGTAGTACCGTCAGGAATTGCCACTACTGTGAAAGTCATTAGCTGACCTGTTTCTGTCTTATCTGCTAATGAGATCGAGTTAACCTGCCCAATGCTCAACTTATCGCCAACATTGTAACCGGTCGAAGATGCAACAGGAATTGAAGCGAAACGATAATCTGAGTTTACATCTACACCACCTACCGACTGCTGGCCTTCCGGCTTAAAGCTTAGGGTAGAAGATACAGTGGTATCCGGAGATGTTCCCCCGCCAAGCGTACCAAGATATGAGCCTGTATATACGTCAAATTCCGCTACGTTTTGGCCAATTTGACCAGTCGCCCAAGCGTTCTCTGGACGACCCTGCAATGTCTGACGAGCTGCCAAATCTTGTCCGAATCGTTGTGTATCTCTATTATTCAAGACAAAGCAACGATCTTCTTTTACAGTCTGGCGCTCATTCATAATAGCTTGCGCTTCTGAAATAAAGTCATAGCCAGAAGTCGCGTTAGATCGGTAAAACATTGAGCCCGTATTTCGCACTAAGCTTGCTAGGCTTGCGTTTAAAAACGTGGCTTGCTTAATTCCTGATTGCTTGCCTCGACGCTTCCAGAAGTCCATATCACGCAGATCGTCTGCACGCTGTGTGAAGAAGTCGTTCTTTGGATCTTCTAGTGTCGCCGGGTAGTATTGTTCAACGATACCAGTCTCTTGACCTGTCAGATCCCATCCCTCAATAATTGGCGCATGCTGCTGAACAGGTCGCCAAATTACGTTTTTTGAGTTTTGATAGTCTGCTGCATTCGGTTTGAAAACAGAAACCTTATCTAACATCTGTGTTTGATGTTCGTAGGTTTCTAGCGCGTTTTCAAATAAAACCTCTACGGCTTTCGCTGTATTTAATGAACCCATTTTTATAGTCCTATGTTACCAAGTTGTCGTGTCAACACCTGCGGCTTTTGCTGCTCGCTTGACACTCAACGCAGTCTGTATATCGCCCTTTTTATGTGCGGCATTGTACTTCTTCCGCTGAGCACTATTAACTACGCTAGTGTCTGCATCACCTTGCAACTGCTTTGCTGGTGACGGTGCTTTGCTTATCTTTTTAGCTGGAGCTTGGCTGGTTTTAGCTAGTAAAGTACCAAGGTATGCGATAGCCTGAAAACCGTTAGGGTCATTTTGTAACTTTTCCTTTAAAGTGTTCAATGCTTTCTCATTTCTACCCAAGTAAAACATAACTTTTTCGCTGCCATCTCCTGCCGAGCTTAAATGAGATATAACTGCATCTGCCATTTGATCGCCAGCCTCTGGATAAAGACTCTCAAACGCTTGCCTGACATTACTATCCGCCGCTTGATAGTCTTCTGCAGTAACGAGGCCGCTACTCACTAGCTCCGCTGCTCTCTCATAGTGGTTGTCATTATCCTTCTTAATTCTGCTCATGGCTTGATTGATGCGCTCTTCATCACGCGATTTCTGCGAGGATTTTTGTTGCCTTGCCTCGAATCGCTGCAAATTCCAGTCATCAACTGCGCGGGCGTGTTCGTCCTCATCAAAGTCGAAATCTTCCAATTTCGGCCTTGCTAAGTCTTCAACTTGCGCCGCTTGCTGTGGGTTAGATTTAAGCTGAGCAATTTCTTGTCGCAACTGCTCAATTTCCTCTTTTCCTTCATTGACCTTTGCTTTTAACTTAGATCGAGTTTTGGAAAGAACAGAAATAGGAACCGTACCCACTTCATCCTCGCTTTCCATCCAAGCTTCTAAAGGTTCTCTGCTTTGACCTTCCCCAAGGTCTTGGCCTTCACCTTCCGCTTCTTCTTCTTCCGCTTCTTCCGCATTAGTCTCATTGTTTAAATTTGGGGATGACAACTCCACTTCTTCTTGATCAAGGTATTCCTGATCAATACTCTGCGCCTCGACTTCTTCAGTAGTTGCGTTTTCTGCTTTTAGTTCTGCAAGTGTTTTCACCATTTTTTCCTCGTTGGTAACGATAGACCTAGTGTTATCTCACTAGTAAGATTAACTGATTGCCTCTCAGTCGGGAGTAACTAAAGTATACATGGCGTGTTTAATTAATGCAAAAAAGCGATTATAAGTAAAAAGTTAATCGAAAAAATCGATTATATAGATAAAAGAAAACCCCAATAAGCGGGGCTTTTTTTTGAGTTGCTTTATAGGTCTTCTATATGACTCAAAACTATATATGCTGTATATTTTGCCTTGATCATTTCGAGAATGCCCACAACCTCTGTATGCGTCATTTCTCCAACTGCAATGTCCTCTATTGTATCCTCGATTGCATCCATGAGATCCACTTGGGCCGACATGTCTACTCCTGTATTGATATTTACTGCATTATTACTCATTTTATACCCCTAAACAGTTATTACGTGGCACTACCCCTTAGCTTAATC